TTTACAGGAAATGGAACTTATACAGCATAGGAAAATATTATGGCACATTTTGCAAAATTAAATAATGAAAACATAGTTGAAAAAGTTGAAGTAGTATCAAATGATATTGCTAAAACTGAACAAGCTGGTGTAGATTTTTTAAACAATTTATATAATACAAACGATACTTGGAAACAAACTTCATATAATACTTATGGTGGAGTACATTTGTTAGGTGGAACTCCTTTTAGAAAAAATTTTGCTGGTATAGGTTATAAATATAATCAAACTAAAGATGCTTTTATACCACCAAGACCTTTTGATAGTTGGACACTAAATGAAACCACTTGTTTATGGGAAGCACCTGTTGCAAAACCTAATGATAATGGTATATATAATTGGAATGAACAAAATCAAACTTGGGATTTAATAGAATAAAACTAAATGAGTGGTGTGGAAAATAAATTAATACAAGATATATTTAAAATATCTATTTATAAAAGAAAATTATCTTTAAATATTAAAGAAATAGAAAACTATTGTTATCAATTAAAAGATAAAAACAAGGGCAGAGTTAGAACAAATGTTGGTGGTTGGCAATCAAACGATTTATTAAAAGATAATAAAATTTTAGATAACTTAATTTCATCTATAGTTGATAATGCCAATGAATTTGCAAAACATTTAGATTTTAAAAAAAAATTATCAATGGATAATATTTGGATTAATATTAATTCTTATAAAGATTTTAATAAAACACATTGTCATTCTGATTGTTTAATAAGTGGTGTATATTATGTTAAAACACCAAAAAATTGTGGTAATATTACTTTTGTAAATAATAATAGTGATAATATATATAATTGTTGGGGAATACATCAATTTAATAATTACAATAATTATAATTCTCCTGAATGGTTTATTCCTAGTTTAGAAAATCATTTATATTTATTTCCTAATTGGTTAAATCATTATGTTCAGCCTAATATGAATGAAAAAGAAGACAGAATATCAATATCATTTAATTTATTATGAAAGAACCTACAATAAATAATCTATTTCCAACTCCTATCTATATGACCAATATGGATAGACCATTTACAAAACAAGAATTAAAATTTGTAGAAGATCAAAAAAATCATTGTTTAAAAAATACAGGTAATATTCATACAAAAGATAATTACATATTAAATAGAAAAGAATTTAAAAATATTAAGAAGTTTTTAGATGCAGCTTGCAAAGATTATTTAGAGAGAATTATATGTCCTAAAAATAACATAGAACTTTATATCACTCAATCTTGGTTAAACTATACAGAAGAAAATCAATTTCATCATAGACATGAACATCCAAATTCAGTTGTATCAGGTGTATTGTATTTTGATTCAGATAAAGATAAGGATATGATTAAATTTTTTAGTCATGTAAAGTATCAACAAATATCTCCTGAAATAGATGATAAAAGATATAATATATGGAATTCTGGTTCTTGGTGGTTTCCTGTTGAATCAGGTCAATTAGTTATGTTTCCATCTTCAACTACACACCAAGTAGATACCAAGAAAGGTAATAATACTAGAGTAAGTCTAGCATTTAATACTTTCTACAAAGGAGCTGTTGGATCAAATTCGTCATTAACGGAGTTGATACTTTGATTTTATAGTGATATAATCTTATGATGGGTGCAACGGACACCACCACATACCACCCGTTGCATCCTTTATAAGAATGAAAGATTTTAAAAATTATTTAAAAAATATTGAATATCCAAGTAAAACAGAATCTTGGAATATAGCAGGAACATTAAAAAATGGTTTCTATAAATTTGATACTAGACCTATACAAAAAACTAAAGATGGTGAAATAGGTAAGTATAGTTCTTTCAATACCAAAGCAGATAAAATGGTATTCGAATCTAAATCCAATTGGATTATTGTTGATGTTGAGGAATTACATCAATATTTAAAAGAAAAGAAGCTTAAAAAAGTTTATTTACAAGATTTGATATCCAAGTTAGATTGGAATATAATACTACCAAAATAACAAAAAGCATATATAATGAGGTGGTATGCTACAAAAAATTCAATTTAAGCCGGGTTTTAATAAACAAGCAACTCCTACTGGCGCTGAAGGTCAATGGGTAGATGGTGATAATGTACGTTTTAGATATGGTCAACCTGAAAAAATAGGAGGTTGGTTAGAACTAGATGAACTTACATTAGCAGGTCCAGTTAGAGATCAACACACTTGGACAGATATAGAAGGTCAAAAATACGCAGCTCTAGGCACATCTAAATTATTAGTTATTTATTATGAAGGTACATTTTATGATGTTACACCTTTAGATACACCATTAACATCTTGTACTTTTGATTCTACAAACGGATCAAATATTGTAACCGTTAATAAAACAAGTCATGGAAGAGCTGTTGGTGATTATGTTATATTTAGTTCTTTAAGTTTACCGGGTTCACCTTCAACAAGTTTTAATTTAACTTCTTTTGATAATACTTTTGAAATTACATCTATTGTGAGTAATGATGAATTTACTATTACGATGCCTAGTACTGAAACCGGTACAGGTATGACTGCAGCAGGTTCTGCAACATGTACACCTTATATTACAATCGGTCCTGTATTTGAAACAGGAGCATTTGGTTGGGGTACAGGTAACTGGGGTATTGAAGAATGGGGAACTGCAAGATCAACTACACAGGTAACACTCGATCCTGGCTCCTGGTCGCTCGATAATTACGGCCAGCTTCTTGTTGCAACTGCAAGAAATGGTGCAACATTTACTTGGAATCCAGGAACAGGAACAGCTCTACAAACAAGAGCAACAGTTGTAACTGATGCACCTACTAAATCATTAATGAGTCTAGTGTCCGATAGAGATAGACATTTATTTTTAATGGGAACACAAACTGATTTAGCAGATTCAACATCTCAAAATAAAATGTTTATAAGATTTTCTAATCAAGAAGATATTAATACTTGGGCTCCAAGTGCAACTAATACTGCAGGTACATTTTTACTTGACCAAGGTAATGAAATTGTAAGTGCGGTTCAAGGTAAAGATTATATTCTAGTACTTACCGATCAAGCTGCATATCAAATACAATTTGTGGGTCCACCTTTTACATTTACTATAAGACAGGTTGGTTCTAACTGTGGATGTTTAGGTCAACATGCAGCAGTCTATGCACAAGGTGCCGTTTTCTGGATGGGATTTGGAGGAGGTTTCTTTATGTTTGATGGTACGGTAAAACAATTACCATCACTCGTTGAAGACTTTGTATTTACAACTCAAGGGGATGCTTTAGGAATTAATTATGAAGCAAATCAAATTGCATATGGTTATCACAATTCATTGTATAATGAAGTAGGATGGTTTTATGCTGCAAGTGGATCCAGTCAAATAAATAGAAATGTTGTATTTAATTTTATAGAACAAACTTGGACAGTAGGATCTTTATCAAGAACTTCTTATAGTGATGCACATACTTATTCATTACCTTATGCAACAGAATTTACCGTTGACGGTACACCCACGTTTCCAACTATTAATGGTGTAACCAATACTTATGGGTCAAGTAAATACTGGGCTCATGAAACTGGAACAAATGAATTATTTATAGACGGAACCTCTAACGCAATTACCTCTTATATTATATCTGGAGATTATGATTTAGATGCACAACAAGGATTAGCAGGAGATGGTGAAAATATTATGAGAGTATCAAGATTTATTCCTGACTTTAAAAACTTATCTGGTAATGCAAAAGTAACTTTACGATTTAGAAATTATCCAGGACAAACTGCAGCAACAGATGCAGATTATCCATTAGTCACTGGTCCATTTACCATTAATACTACTTCAACATTTGTTAGTACTAGAGTTAGAGGAAGACAAGTAAGTTTAAAAATTGAGAATGATGCTGTTGATGAATCTTGGAGATATGGTACACTCCGATTAGATATACATGCAGGAGGAAGAAGATAATGGCAAAGATTAGTGCAATCATACCAGAACCAACACCAGAGTATCAAGAAACCAATCAACGACAATTAAGAGAAGGTTTAGATACTTTAAAGAATGAGTTGAACTTTGGTTATCAGGAAGATTTAAAACAAGAGCTTCAAAGATTTACATGGTTTAATATGAGGTTTGGCTGCTAATGTCTCAAGGATGTAACAACGTTAATGTTGAACCAACAGTTATTGGTGGTGGAGATGGATCTACTGCTTATGATGCATTTGGAAGATTAAGAGTTTCTAATCCACTTACTATATTTGATTCTTCAAATGTTATGTCTAAAGGTACATTATTTGATGAATCCACAACTGGATCTGCAACAGTTACTTACACAGCAAATAAATCTACAGTTAATTTAAATGTAACAGAAGCAAGTGGTGATAAAGTTATAAGACAAACAAAAAGAGTGATGTCTTATCAACCAGGTAAATCATTATTAATCTTTAATACATTTGTAATGAATGCACAGACAGAAAATTTAGAGCAACGTGTTGGAACATTTGATGCAAACAATGGAATATTCTTTGAAGATACAGGAACAGGTTATCAGATAGTTAGAAGAAGTTATACATCAGGATCAAGTGTTGATGATCCAATCACACAAGCAAACTGGAATGGAGATAAACTCGATGGAACAGGAGCTTCTGGTTATACACTGGATCCAACTAAAGCTAGTATTTTATTTACAGATTATGAATGGTTAGGAATGGGATCTGTTAGAGTTGGTTTTGTAATTGATGGTAAATTTATAACAGCTCATACATTTTTAAATGCTAATAATTTATCAACTGTTTATATGCAAACTGCAAACTTACCTATACGATATGAAATAGAAGTTACCTCTGCACTTGCAGCAGGTACTTATACCTTACAACAAGTATGTTCATCAGCTATATCTGAAGGTGGTTATGCTCCAAGAGCTGTAGAACAAATGATTGGAACTGCTTCATTGGGAGGTGTTAATTTAACCACAGCTGGTACATTTTATAATTTAGCAACCATTAGAATTAAATCAGGTAGACCTTATGCAGTAATCGTTCCACAAGGAGCTTTAGCTGCTGCGGTATCTAATTCTGATTTTGAATTACAATTAAGACTCAATGCAACACCATCTACTGCATTTTCATATACAAGTTATTCTGATAATGTAGAATATGATTTAACAGGAACAACAACAATTACAGGTGGAACTATAATATCTAAAACATATTTATCAGGTAAAGGAGTTTCATCGGCAT